CTATATCACGGCGAAGTAAAGCGCCCCATGTTCGACGGCTCCGAAAATAATCGGGGCCGTCGAAAAAAGGGGTTGACAAAAGGATGCAGATGCGTTAGAATAACCAACGCTGACACGGACGATTAGCTCAGCTGGTATGAGCATCCGCTTGACGTGCGGAGGGTCACAGGTTCGAGTCCTGTATCGTCCACCATAAAAATGCCGCGACAAACGTCGCG